ATTAATATTTTGTCCACAGCTTTAAACTGTGACCTTATAAAATCTTCTGTGTCTTTTGATGTGTTAGTTAATATTGAAAATAAATCATCTTCTACATTTTGTCTGTTAAGAGTAGCATTTGTAAACTGATCAACAGTTTCATTTAAATGATTAACTACATCATCCATGACTTTGTTATGATCGTTTAGGAGTTTTTTGTTACCTTGTTTTATCCCATCTACAAGTAAATCTCCTATCTCTCCAACAGTTACATCTTCTCCAACGCCTATTTGTTTTTTATAAGCGTCTACAACTTGTCTTATTCTGTCGTTATTATTTTTTAAACGATCAGATGTTTTAAATATTTTTTCACCAATTGCTTGGATTCTAGCAACAAGAGATGGTGCTCGTATGCCTGTTAATGTTGGAAGCAACCCAAATCCACCTCTCTTGATGGACTCTAATTGTTCGCTTTCAGATAGTTCAGAGAACTTTTTAGGATTAATTTTTCCTCTCAGACCACCTAATGTTACATCTCCTTCTTGTGCTAATACACCTATTCTTGGATCATCGGCATATATTCTACCTTGATCATCAAGAGGTGATTGTATGGATTTACCAGCAGTTTGCAGTTCTTGTTGAGTAAAGTCCTTGCCTGGCTTCATGGCTGCCCTTCCACCTCTAAAGGCTTTACCAAGCAATCCAAACACTCCATCACCAATAAAACCTATAGCAACCTCTTTACCAACGTCTTCAGTAACCTCTCCTAAAGTTTGTTTTTGCACACCAGCAAGTGTTTCTCCTAATTCTTCAATAGCTTGACCAGTTCCTGCTCCTGCACCAGCTCCAACTGCTGATCCAAGAACTGTTCCTAAACCAGGTAGTAAAACAGATCCTAGTATAGCTCCACCTACACCACCTATAAGTTCTGGTGCTACACCAGACAAATCGGAAAAATCATATCGACTAAATCCTTCTTCATCTATAAGCACATTTTTGTCAGTTTGTTGTCCAAATTTTGCTGCACCTGTTGGAGTTAATGCTAATCTACCTCTTTTATCTCTAAGAAAATCACTATCTTCAACACCTAGTGCAGAACGTAGTGCGTTACTTTTAATACCAGTTTCTACATCGAATTGTAGCTTTGGATCAACGGGTTCTTTGCCTATTGTTTCAGGCTTCTCACCACTTTCAATGGATTTTAAATATCTGCCAATTTTAAGTTGTTCACTAAATGTTGGTTTATCTCCTTTTACTTGAAAAGAAAGTTCTTCATCTCCAACTTTAAACTTAACAACACCCATTATTGTAACTCCGCTACATTAATTATCCCTTTATCAGTAAGTTGAAAGTTTTGACTTACTGATTTAGGAGTAGATGTTTGAAGCACATCGAATAAAACTTGTTGAGTTCTACTGTAATTATCTTGGTTTGTGTGAAATCCTCTGTCGTTGAGTTGATCAAACAATGATTCAATTCTTCTCTTTGGGACAGAAAATATTTTTCTAAGTTCTTGTAATCTCAAAAGTCTTTCTTGTGGGTTTGTTAACAATGTAATTTCACCAATCTGTCTCTGTAGATTTTGATAGTCAACATTTGAAATACCATTACCTGTTTCTTGACTTAAAAATCTTTTATATTGTGCAAGAAGTCTATCTTGTATAGCTCTAGCCGTAGCTTCTTTTGAAAGACCTTTTATAGTAACTTTTTTTCCAGAAGCATCTTCATAAGTTTGATCTTCAAACATACTTTTTGAATCAACTCCTAAAGCGGCTAATACAGATTGGACTCTTTCAGACCCAATTGTTAAAACAGGTGATGGTGATGCAGCTATCTCTTTAGATATTTGTTCAAGTTGAGTAATCGCTGCTTCTGCTTGTAATATGTTTCCATATCCATCTGCTAAACCTTTTGCAGCAGATACTGGATTAAGTATTTTTTCACTACCAGTTTGATCAAAGCCAAACTGTATTTTAATACCTTTTACGCCCTGCACCTCTTGATCTAAAGATTTTTTTAAGTCTAGTTTATTGTTTTTAATTGCATCAGCTCTTGCCTTCAACAATGCTTCGTCAAGACTAGCTTTGTTTTTAAGCTCTTGTAAAAGATATTGCTGTTTATAACCTCTTGCTTCAGTTCCTAATTTCATTAGTGCTAATCTTCTTTCTTTAGCAAATGCTAACTCTTTAGCTGTATCAGCTTTACGTTCTTGTAAGGCAAACTTACCAGCAGCTATTTGACCAGCTCTAGCTTCTTTTTTAGCTGCTTCAAACTTTGGCAGTGCTGCCTCACCAGCACGACCAACTTCACCAAGTATGTTTGATAGATTAAAACCTTTACCTGCTCTATTTTGCATAAGTGACAAACCTAAAGCCATTAGTGCTGAACGATTATCTGGCTCTCCTGATATATCTATGCCAGTGGCTTCAGCAAAATCTTTTTTGTAATCAGCAATAGATTTAGGACCTTCAGGACCTGTGCCTTCACCATACACTTTATTGTAATCATCCATGATGTTAGCGAACAATTGTTCTTGCTCAGTTGGTTGTTTTGCTTTTTCTGCAGCCTCCTCTTCCAACACATCAGCATACATATCTTCATCTGGTGCTGAAGCTATATCAAATTCTTTCTCTGCTGCAATTTTTGCCACATCTGCTTCAGGATCTGTAAATTTTGGTGATGATGTTTCGTCTATTACATTTCCTTCATCAGGAATTGTGCCTTTTCCTATGTCAAATTCATTAGGTGGAGCATCTTTGACAAAAGATGGTATTGTTTCTTCACCTGGCAATATTGCACTTGGATCACCAACTATTTTCTGTTGTTTAATTATGTCACCTAAATTAAGTGGTTTTTGTAAAATGGGTTCATCAAAAACTACATCTGGAGTGACTACTGGTAACTTGCCAGTTTGTTGTAAACTTTTTTGTTCTTGTATTTTTTTTTGTAAATTTTGATCAAAAATACTGCCTTGATTTGTTAACCCTGAACTCAAAGTTTGTTTTTGTGAGCCAGGTTGTCCTACACCTAAAGCATTTTTTAAATTAAAATTTAAAATTGATCCTAGAATACTATCAAGTTTTTTATTGCCAGTATCTGGGGTTATTTTATCAGGAACTTGTACCATATAGCTACCCTATGAAGATTTAGTACCACCAAAAGGTGCAATCTGTGACAATGTAGTGTAAGCACCAATACCCTGCAAGAATGGATTTGCACCTGGTGTCGTTGCTTGTTGGAACGTAGAAGGTATTGAAGCACT